ACAGGCACAAAAACCACTTGCGTGGTTGTTGACGATACGTTGCGTCTCGATACGACTAACTTATTTGATAGCGTTGCTGGCAATTTTGACAGTGCGACCGGTCTGTTCGGTGGCGGCACTGGTTTCGTGGCATCGTCCGGCACATATGATTTTGCAAATTATATTGATCTTGGACAAGTCTTTACAGCGCAAGCCGATGCAACCTTAAAATTTACGCAGTTTTCGCAGCATACCGGCACACCAGCAAGCGGTGCAACTGACGTTGATCTGTTCGTTAGCACAACGCAAGATAATCCGGCTGGTTCGCCATCGTGGACAGCTTATCGGCAATTTGTTGTTGGCACTTATACTGCAAGGGCGTTTCGGTTTAAGATTAATTTAACCAGCACTGACAGCCAAGAAACGCCAGCCATTTCAGAATTGACCGCTGAAATCAAAATGCCAACGCGCACAGAAAGCGACAATGACATTCAAAGCGGTGCTGGCGCGAAGGCGATCACATTTGGCAGTGCCTTTAAACAATTGCGTGCAGTGTCAGTTTCTGTTGGGGATATGCAATCTGGCGATTACTATGGTATAACTAGCAAATCGGCATCTGGGTTCACGATCACGTTTTACAATAGCAGCAACGCAGCGGTGGATCGGTTATTTGATTACGTTGCAACGGGGTTTTAAATGTCACAGCACGATTATGTAATTGAAAATCAGACTTTTCCAGCAACGCGCACAGATATAAATAATGCGCTTGCGGCGGTTGCCAGCACAAACGCAGGGTCGTCAGCCCCTTCAACAACATATGCACATCAGCTTTGGTATGACACAACAGCCAACAAGCTGAAGCAGCGCAATGCAGACAACGATGCTTGGATTGATCTGTTCGATGTTGATCAGTCTACTGATACCGCAGGGTTAAGCGGCGATGTGACAATTGCTGGCGACCTCACAATTGACACAACCACGTTTCACGTTGACAGCACGAATAATCGCGTGGGCATTGGTACTGCAAGCCCTCTGTCAGATTTATCAGTGGAATCTTCAACTGGCGGCGTATTGACGCTATCAACTTCAGATGCAACTGGTTCGTCAGGTGACAATCTAGGTAAAATTGACTTTTATTCTGGCGATACAAGCACTGGTTCAACAGGTGTTCAAGCAAGAATTTCTGGCGTTTACGATACCAATGGAGATAGTACCGCACTTACATTCACAACTGGCACTAGCACTGGTTCTGGTTCACCAACTATAGCAGAACGTATGCGTATCGACAGCAGCGGCAACGTGGGCATTGCCGATACGTCACCTGTTTCTCTTTTAACTGTAAATAAAGGAAATGTAACTGGTGCAGGACAGTGGGCTTCTTCCGCAATAGCTATTGCAAATCCAACAAATATAGGTGCGTATTCACAGATTTCGTTTGGCTACACAGCCGCATCAAACGCATCAGCTTATATTGGTTATGTTTCTACAAATCAAGGCGCAAACGGTTACGGCGATTTAGTATTTGGAACAAGGTCTGTTAACACAAACACGCAGCCTTCAGAACGTATGCGAATTGACAGCACTGGCGGGGTAAGAATTGGCAATACTACCAACGTCTTTAATACGGCGTCTTCTGAAAAGGTTACAATTAAAAATTCCGGCAATGGTAACGCTTTGACATTGCAATCGACAAACATAAGCGGTGGGTTTCCTATACTCTATCTTTCCAGCACAGATAGCACTTCTAGTCAAAATGCTGTTGTTTTTCAGCGGACTGGTGGTGGTGTTGGAACTATTACAACAAGTGCATCAGCTACAGCCTACAACACATCATCTGACTATCGTTTAAAAACCGCAGTAACATATGACTGGGATGCCACGACACGCCTGAAGCAATTAAAACCCGCACGTTTCAAATGGATTGTTGATGGCGATGACGCTGTTTTTGTGGACGGGTTTTTAGCACACGAAGCGCAAGCGGTTGTGCCAGAAGCTGTTACCGGAACAAAAGATGAAACGAGGGATGTTGAAAACGTAATCCTATCATCAGAAGGCGTAATTCTTCATAGAGGTATAGATGAAGCTGATTGGACTGCTGGCAAGTTGGCGACAACAGATGACGATGGTAACACTGTTGATGCTCTTTATCCTTCTGATAGCACTTGGGCTGCAAGCCATACTGAGCCTGTTATGCAAGGCATAGACCAAGCCAAAATCGTGCCATTGCTTTGTAAGACCATCTTGGAATTAGAAGCCCGAATTACAGCATTAGAGGCAAGCTAATGAACGAAGAAACAAAGGTCGTTGTTGATGTTGCCGCTGGCAGCGTCACTGTCACTGCAATGATGGATATTGTGCCGGAAGCCACCGCCTTGCTAAGTTTGGCTTGGGTCTGTGTTAGGTTGTGGGAAACCGAAACCGTCAAGTTTTTAACTGGCCGAAAAGACGATGTTTAAAGCAATCGTTCTGGCTTGCGTCATTGGCGCACCGACTGACTGCACAGAATTTCACAGTGTTATTTACAGCGAAACGCGGGAAGAATGCCGCCGCCGCGCTATAATTATGTCTAAAGATATTGGGAGCATTGCTAACTTGACGCCGATGAAGTGGCGTTGTCAGCCTTTGAAAGAGGGGCAGCTTACCAATGGAACCAGTTTCGACCGTTTTGACGGGTATCGCGCTTCTTAAAAGTAGCGTTGATTTCATAAAAAGCAACATATCCACCGCACAAGATATCGGGCAAATCGCTGGTCAGATTGATGCGATGTTTACCGGTCAAAAGCAAGTGCAAGAGGCCAATAACAAAAAGATCGGTATGGGTCTGGCTGATCAATTTGGCGTGCAGTCTGTTGCTAAAGAAATGATTGATGCAAGATTGGCAGCGGAACAGGTTGCCGAAGTTGCGCGAATGGTTGACTTTCGTTTTGGTCACGGCACTTGGGCTGGTATACTGGCAGAACGGCAAAAGCGCATCCAGCAAGCCAAAGAAGCGCGTGCAAGACAGCGCAAAATTGAACGCGAACGCCAGCAAGAGATGTTTGAAAACTTCAAAGTTGGGGCTATTGTTGTTGGGCTTATTGTGGTTATCATTGGGCTATTTATTGGCGTAATGGCAGCAACGGCAAACGTGATATATGTCTGAAACATTAAAGGGCTTGGAGGGTGAATATATTGCATTGGCTGCGATTACGGCTATGGGATGGAAAGCAACGCATTGCCCGATGGATCGGATTGACATCTTGGCGTTCTTTAACCAGAATTTCGTCAGATGTCAGATTAAGACTGCGAGTCTTTTGGGTTCTCAAATTGGTAGACCTCCGCGTCACCATTTCCAAATGGGTCACGGTTCTAAAAACAAACATTTGCCAACGAAAGACGATTATGATGTTTTGTGCCTTGTTTCACCCAATGCCAGACGGTGCTTGTTCTTACCGGTTACGTCAGTTCGGAATTACAGTGTCAGGTTATCTCCAACGCGCTTCACAGAGGATGCGGAACGCGATAGTTGGGATAAAACGTTGTCTGTTGTTTTGGAGATGAGACGATGAATATGGATCAATTGCGTGAAGAAATTGCCAGCGATGAGGGCGTGCGGCTGGATATATACCTTGATCATCTTGGACTTTGCTCAACGGGCATAGGTCATTTGATAACCGAAAACGATCCCGAATTTGGCAGACCAGTCGGCACGCAGATCACACCGGAACGCTGTCGCCAGTTATTCGCGCTTGATATCGCTGTTACAGTTGAAGATTGTCACGCATTGTTTGAAAACTGGAATGATCTGCCGGAAGAATGTCAGCTAATCTTGGCAAATATGGCGTTCAACCTAGGTCGCAGCCGCCTTGGTCGCTTTGTCAAGTGTCGTGCAGCCATAGCTAATTATGACTATGATGAAGCTGCAACGCAGATGGCCGACAGTAAATGGGCAAGGCAAGTGCCAAACCGCGCTGGCCGGTTAATTGATCGGATGAGGGCGATTGCAAATGACTGATGAAAAGAAAAAGATCATAAGCGCAGATATTGGCAATAACAGCTTTGAACTGATCTTGCGTATTTTGGGCAATGAATTTGTGGCTGTTAAAATTGGATCGTCTAATTTCAGCGGCAAGTTGATCGTGGGCGGTATCTTGTTGCTGTTCTTTACGCTGGTTCTGATGGAAATGTTTGGCTTCAATAAAATGATAGGGGCGATGTAATGCTGGCGGTATTAGGTAAAATATTAGGATCTGGTGATGTTATTCAGCAAGGGATGAAGCTGATTGACGATATGCACACTAGCGATGAAGAAGCAATTGCAGCCAAAAGCAAAGCTAAGATTGATCTGATGGGTGCATATGCGCCGTTTAAGATCGCGCAGCGTTATCTTGCATTGATGTTTGGGATCACGTTTCTGGGCAGTTATGTGCTAGTTCTGGCAATGACAATTAGCGGTCAAGGCGACCCAGATGCGGTCACAAAAGTGATGGAACAATTCAGCATCAATTACGCGATGCTGATCATTCTGGGCTTTTATTTTGGTGGCGGCGTTGTTGAGAGTTTTCAGCAACGTCCAAAAAAATAGGCAAGGCGGCTATTCCAGCCGCCATACCCGCCAACCGCCCTCATCCATCTTGCGGGTGGTGTATTTAAGGCCGCGATACCGCAACGCGTCACGCAGCGACATTGCCTTGTCATATGTGTCACAAAGCACGCTGTCGCCAATGTCCATATCATTGATAATTTCAATCTTGCTGCGACCCGCTGGTGGCACTGGCACGTTTTTTTCTATTTGCATTTAAAATATCCAATCTTTCTTTGAAGCATCCAAGATGCAGAATTTGTTTTGCGCCATCCACGACCCAATCGGGGTCACTAAAGCGCAGGGTCTTTTCGCACCATACGCACCGACCTTGTGCATTTGAGGCCGGTGCATAGGTTGGTTTCTTTTTAGAACGGGATCGCATCTGCTAAAGGCTGCATCTGTTCTGCCCTTGGCGCGTCTTGTTCTTTTGGTGGCATTGGGTCGCTGATTGCAGCCGACATATATTTATTGCCAGCCGCGCTTTCGCGTATCCAAAGCGCAATCCGCTTTTCAACGCCATCCACGTTGATCTTGCCAGTATAGTCTGGCTGATTTTCGGCGGTCTTGTCGTTGTTCTTGAAAATCGCGCCGCGATTGGTGTTATCATATTCAGTCATTAGGCTAGTTCCTCTTTCCGTTTGCTAAACATTGCAATTTGATCGTCTGGTGCTTTTATGCCGCTGGCACCATACAGCGCAGTGTAAAGCGCGTTTACATCACGCACGCTTTTACACGCATCTAATTTTTCAGCTAATACAGATGAAGTGGCGGCACCGACTGCCGGAGTGGATGCGACAGCCGGTGCCTTTGGTCGAGGCTGCGAACGGGAGGGAAACGCGCCAGAACCAGATGCCAAGTTACCATCATCATCATCTGCATTCAATCCAAACATAGTCATAAGAGATGCGCGGCGCAGATATGTCACGCAACTAATATATGATTGCGGCGTGTTCTTTTCTGGCCGCACCGGTATTGCGCTGGTGAACTGTTCGCCAGTTTCAACGTGCGCCACAACCGTCACAATGCAGTCATCACTAAAGAATTGTTGGAACGACAAACCAAAGTCAGCAATGCCGTTCAAAGCAGTCAGCACATCGCCCAGCGTACTATATTGGCTTTTGAACATCGGGTTTTTGCCAGACTTGCCAACCGTTGCCGCCTTGCGGAAATCGTTTAGCGCACTATTCAATTTCATATTTTCCATAACTCTTTTGCCCTTTCAAGCCATTCGGTTTTCATTTTCCACTGATACATATGACCCCAATCGGGATCGGTAATAGATGCCAGCACCTTTGGATCGGTGCTAACGGTCAACAGGTTTTGCCGGATCAATGCTTTTTGACGCATTTCATTCAGCGCGTGATTGATGCCGTCTGCTTGCAATTCTTCACAGTTATAAGCATTGAAGATTACCGCATCGTGTTCTGCTATATAGATGATTGACGGTGTGACGCGCAGCGCGTGCCAGTAAATAGCCGACTGGCATATATGGGCAAACTCCGGCTTTTTAGGCAATGTCGCTTTTGCCCAGCCCTGCGACCCATCTTTTAACAGCTTAGTTTTACGCGGTGCTTTGGTTTTCATCTCCGCAAACATCGAACCTTCAACAAGCAGATCGACAAAGCCAAGGATCGGCACGTTCACATCATCCAACCAACAATCAATGCGTTCTTCATCAATTGCGCCGGTAAAACCGTTTTCTACACAAATATTCACGCCCTGATGCACCATTGCAGGGATAACTTCACGAAACTTCACGCGCAGCACATCATCTTCATCCGCTGGGTGAAAGTCGAACGCTATCTGCGCGGCTTCAATAGCTTTATCAATATCAGCCCCGTGGCACACTATAGATTGAACCGCTGTATGCACTGACGTACCGATTGCAGCACGTTCCCCAACGCCAATTTGCTGACGCTGGTCTTTTGTTAAATGCAGATAATCGAATATCCACTTGGCCGGTGATCGCAAAAGCTGACTGGCCGATAAATGGCTAAACCCTGCGGTTTTCCAAAGATCACTGATTTCCCGTTTTTTCATAGCAACACCCTAGCCCAAATCGTTCCCAAATGGCAACAGCTATTTTTTTGCTTTACAGATTAGCCGGTGATAGGCAATGCTAGGCAAAATCGAAAGGGGCTTGCAATGAGTGGAAGCAAATCAAGAAACAAGGGTCGCGGCTATGAATATGAGATAGCCAAAGAACTTTATGATCACCTTGGGCTGAATTTTGTGCGTGAATTGGATCAGACGCGGCAAGCGCATCTTGGCGATCTGGTGACAACTGATTGCGATTTTCCCTTTGTAATTGAATGCAAAAGATACAAATCCGGCGTTTCTGGTGACTGGTGGTCACAGGTATGCACCGCCGCTGCGGTCGCTGAAAAACTGCCAGTGCTATTTTACCGGCTTGACAGGATGAAAACCCGCGTGCGCTTGCCAGTGGCGGCTTTTGTCGGGCTTGCTGGATATTCGCCAAATCAAGATATCGCTGAACAATATGATTGGCGATATGCCGTTGAAACTGATCTTGACACCGCAATGATGATAATTCGGGAGACCCTTGCAAATGGCGCGTAATATGGAAACGGTTGGTGATCGTGAATATGTTATGATTTCCAGCGAAACTTGGATTGATGTGAAAGATTTGACCGTTGAGATAATCAAGGGCAAACACGGCATCGAAGTGCGTGTTTTGCCACGCAATTCTGATAATGGCACTGACCCTTTGGGCGTTATATATGCTGATTTTATTGAGTTCAGCAAAACCCGCGAAAACATCATTCCATTCTTGCCAAGGCTTTTGGGCTATGATCCAGAAAGGTGATGGCGAATTTCAAAAGCTGTATGAGCAAGGGCGTTGCCCGAAATGCCGCAGCTTTGTCGAAATCGAACCGGACAAGTGGGTTTGCCCTGTTTGCAAGCTGATAACAAAAGGAGTGGATTTTGGAAACCGAACACAATCTGAAAATGGAAATGCTGACGATTGCTGAGATCGGCACAGCTTGGAAATGCGAACCGGTAAAGCTTCCACAGTATTGTCAGCTTGATTTTGCGCTGATAAGGCAAGGCAAGATCGAGGCGTTTGCCGAAGTCAAGTGCCGCACTTTCCCGCGTGATAGGTTTAAAACGTCACTGATCCATTTGCACAAAATGATGTATGCGCGTCAAGTCGCGTTTGAAACCGGCATACCGACTTTTTTGATAGTGCGCTGGACTGATTATATCGGGGCTTGCAGCTTCAAAGTGGATTTCGCCACGACTATTGGTGGCAGACGGGATCGCGGCATAGAGCGTGATTATGGCTTGATGGCTGAAGTGCCAATTGATGAATTTCATATGGTGAGGGAATTA